GTTAAATACAAAACGAGGGGAAAACACCCAAGGCTTTGTACGGTAGTAGATAAATTAGAAACTTATAACAGTAAGGGCGAATTAGTAAAAACCAGATACGTTTCTGAACATACATTTTTAGGGCAGACTGTCACAGATAGAGATGTATTAGATATAACAATTTTGAGAGGGGAGATAGAGTTATGAGTAATCCTAATATTTGTAGAGATTGTGCGTACAAAGTCAGCGAAGATGCAGAACTTTGCTACGAATGTGCTGAGAATAAGTTTGTTGATTTGATGCGTGATGACCGCAACTGGCGAGCTGAGTTGTTCAGTGGTGAGTATACTTTCAACTCAATAGAGGGTATGGATGAATACACTTTGGCTGTGTTTGAAGCTTGGTGTGCTAAAGATCGAGAGGCAGCTGGTAAGATTATCTTTGACTCGTTTGATAAGGCTTTCGCAGATCTAAGATTGGAAGGTTATTTATGAAATGTGTAATCTGTGATGTTGTATTGAGTGACTTTGAAGCCACCAGAAAGTATGCTGACAGCCATGATTTTGTTGATATGTGCAACCACTGCTACAGCTATGTCAAGAGAAATATTCACACTATTGATCGTGATGATCTATTGACAGAGCAAGATCATGGTGAACTCGACATACGATATGATGATCTTGACGATTTATTTAATCTTGAGTCTTGACAACAATGATTTCATGCTGTATACTATATAGTGTGCTGTTGTTGCAAGAGGGAAATACTACTAGTAGTTAACTTTTGCTACTCTTGTTTACTAAATAGTAAGGAGATGTTATGGATAATTTAGATTATGAGGATATGTTAGAGTTCAGTCGTTATCACACTCTAATGGAAGCAGGGAGAGTTGCTGAGAGTATTGAACTTGAGCATTTCTTTAGAGTGTTGGCTGAGAGCTGTCGTGATCCACACACTTCACAGGCTTTTGCAAACGTGAGTTTAGCGATAAGGAGAAATCCAAATGAGTTTTATAAAAACACATCTGGCGTGTGGTGATTGTGGCAGCAGTGACGGTCGAGCAGTTAATGATGACGGTTGGAGTCACTGTTTTGTTTGTCAAACTAGGAAGAAAGAGGACGATACAGGAGCAGTTGTTGTGAGTAATACTGTTGTTAAGTTTCAACCTAAGAGTGACGGTAATTATAGGTCTATACCTAGTCGAGAGATTAGTGCTAGCACCTGTCGTGATTTTGGTTGTCTCACTGACGGGCAGAACTTAGTGTTTGAGTATAGAGACCACACAGGCGCTGTTGTTGCGGAGAAAACCAAAACACCAGATAAAAAATTCAGCATCTCTGGAGAGTGGAAGCAAGCAACACTTTACGGTCAGCATTTGTTTAGAAAAGACAGTCAGTTTGTCACGATTGTTGAAGGTGAGCTAGATGCACTAGCAGCATATCAAATGTTGGGTTCTAAATGGGCTGTTGTTTCAGTCAAAAACGGTGCAGGGTCAGCGTTGAAGGACTGCAAGGCAGAGTATGAGTGGCTTGACAGCTTTGAGTCTGTTGTTATTTGTTTCGACAATGATGAAGCAGGACAAAAGGCAACTAACGAGGTTGCTGAGTTGTTCGGGTCTAAAGCTAGAGTTATGCGGCACAGGCTAAAGATCAACGACAAACCCCTCAAAGACGCTTGTGATTACCTTGTTAACCACCTATCCAAAGAGTTTGTTGATAACTGGTGGAGTGCTGATCAGTTTGTACCAGACGGTATCATACAAGGTAGTACGCTATATGACGCTGTAATGAAGCCTGTTGAGGCTAGTGATGTTCTATATCCTTATGAAGGCTTAAACAAACTAACATACGGTATACGAAGCGGTGAGTTGGTCACTATCACAGCAGGTAGTGGACTAGGTAAGTCACAGTTTGTCCGTGAGATTGTGTGGCACATCCTGAATAAAACAGAAGACCCAATAGGCTTGCTTTTTCTGGAAGAAGGAACTAGACGTACAGGTTTAAGTTTGATGTCTCTCGCGGCAAACAAGCCTTTACATTTACCTGACTGTCACGCAACAGATGAGGAAAAAATAGATGCGTTTAACAAAACACTCGGAACAGACCGCCTGTACTTGTTTGACCATTTCGGCAGTACTAATGTTGATAACATTATCAATCGCGTTCGCTATCTTGCTAAAGCATTGGGTTGTAAGTATATTTTTTTAGACCACGTGTCAATCATTGTTTCAGCGCAGGGTGCAGGTGATGAGAGAAAAGCGCTTGATGAGATCATGACGAGGCTTAGGATGTTAGTGCAAGAGACAGGAATATCCCTACTACTAGTTAGCCACCTAAAAAGACCAGATGGCAAAGGACACGAAGAAGGTAGTGCTACTAGTCTGTCACAGCTTAGAGGCAGTGGCTCAATAGCACAGCTGAGTGATATGGTGTTGGGTCTTGAGCGTAATGGTCAAGCTGATGATCCTATTGTACGCAACACAACTCATGTGCGTGTGCTGAAGAATCGTTTCAGCGGACTCACAGGTAAGGCGTGTGACTTGCTCTATGATCTACGCACAGGTAGAATGACTGAACACGACCTAGAGGATAGTTTATGAGTATTGACAAAACAGAGGCAGCGTTTCAGATCTTGCAGACCTTCCCAGAAACACGGGGGGATGGACATGGTATTTACCTAAACAAAGTAGTTGAGGTATATTACCAAGGTAAGCCAGACTTCAGAACGTTTATACCAGAGTCTTGGACGCGCTCCAGAAGAAAGATTCAAGAGATGCACCCTGAGCTAGATGAGAGAACAGATAGAACATCTGTAGCGGAGGAACACTACCGTGATTTGTTTGGACATTGAAACCAACCTAGACCACGACATTATCTGGTGTGCTGTAACCCGCACAGAGGCTCACGGCTTACGTGTGTGGACTAGAGAGAACAACGGAATGTTTCAAGAGTACCTTGACGATAATGCTCCTGTAATTATGCACAACGGCATTGGCTTTGATGCGCCTGTACTGCGTGAGCTTTGGGACATTACTCTGTACCCTTCGCAGGTGATTGATACTCTTGTCTTGTCTCGACTCTATCGCCCTGACATTGAGGGAGGACACTCACTTAAGGCTTGGGGTCAACGCTTACGTGGCGATGACGGCAAGATAGACTTCACTGACTTTGATGGGGGACTTACTGATGAGATGGTCGAGTATTGTAAACGTGACGTTGATCTTACTTGGGATTTGTATCACCATTTATCTCGTGAGTTAGAAGACCTTAAGTTTTCTAAGGAATGTATAGAACTCGAACACGCTGTTGCTATACAGACGTGCAAGCAGGAGCGTAACGGTTTCTTACTTAATTTACGAGATGCTACTATCCTTTTAGCTGAACTGAAAACACGAATGGCTAAGATTGAGAGCGAAATGCAAGAGCAGTTCCCGCCTATCGTGACTGAGAGATGGAGCGAGAAGACAGGCAAGCGCCTAAAGGATCATGTCGAGGTCTTTAACGTAGGCTCACGACAGCAGGTAGCAAAGAGACTCGAAAGTCTTGGTGTCAAGTGGAAACGTCTAACAGAGACAGGCAAGCCAGTTGTTGATGAAGGCACACTCGCTGAGCTAGACCTGCCAGAGGCTAAGCTAATTGCAGAGTATCTTATGTTGCAAAAGCGTGTAGGACTAGTCAGTAGTTGGATGGATAACGCTGATAAGGAAGGTAGAGTACACGGTCGTGTCATTAGCAACGGTGCAGTGACAGGACGTATGACACACAGTAGTCCTAACATGGGACAGATACCCTCAGTGTCTAGTCCGTATGGCAAGGAGTGCCGAGACTTGTGGACTGTACCAAAAGGTTACAAGTTAGTAGGCTGTGACTTGAGTGGTATCGAATTGCGCTGTCTTGCTCATTACATGAAGGATGATGAGTGGACTACAGAACTACTCGAAGGTGACATCCACACTAAGAATCAACTAGCCGCAGGACTGCCAGAGAGAAGCATGGCTAAGACTATGATCTATGCTACGCTCTATGGTGCTGGTGCTGCTAAGATAGGTGCAATCGTTGGAGGAGGAAGCAGAGAAGGTGAAAGGATACTTGAGAACTTCTACAAGAATACGCCAAAGCTCAGACAGCTACAGACGCTTGTGGCGGCTCTCGCAACAGAAGGAAAAATCAAAGGACTTGATGGAAGAAGACTCCACATCCGATCAGAAAGAGCCGCACTTAACACGCTCCTCCAAAGCTGTGGAGCAATAATAGCTAAGCAGTGGTGCGTAACAATACATCAAAAGATTCAAAAGGCAGGAATACAACAACAAGTAAAACAAGTAGCATTCGTTCATGATGAGATACAGATGGAGGTGAAAGAAGAAGTAGCAGAACAAGTAGCAAGAATTATGGAAGAGTCAGCCACTGAAGCAGGGAAGCTTCTAAACTTCAGAGTTCGCGTAGACGCTGAATCAAAGATAGGCAACAGTTGGTACGATACGCATTGACAAAAGCTTCTTTTTGCTGTATAATGTACAACGTAAAAGAGGTTTCAATAAACTTTAGGAGAATACTTATGAACAAAGTACCTTTAACTCTAAAAGGTGTAACACTTTACTGGGCATCACTGAACAAGCCTAACGAGCTAAGCGGTAAGTATCAGGTGGACTTATGCAACCTCTCTGAGCAGCAGGTAGGCACATTAGAAGACACTGGTGTAAACGTAAGAAACAAAGGCGATGACCGTGGTTACTTTATAACTGCAAAGTCAGCTAAGTTTCCTATTGCTGCTTACATGAAAGACGGTACTATCTTTGAAGGTATGGTAGCTAACGGCTCTAAAGCAGACGTACAAGCAGAAGCTTTTGAGTGGCATCACGCACCTACTAAGAGAAGTGGTATGTCTGTAGGCATCAAGATAGGAGGTCTGACAGTGACCGATCTCGTTGAGTACAGCCCACAATCAGAGATGGCGGGTGAGGAAGCTTTGTGATCGCACTGATTGATGGTGACATCCTCACTTATCGCATAGGTTTTGCGTACAATGAGGAAGGGTTTGCTCTCGCTAGGCATATGCTTGGC